ATGGAAGATAACCTGTATGACTCTTTGTCTGCACGTTACACCAAAGCTCTAGCTCGCGGTATGGCATACACCAAGCAGGTTAAAGCAGCGAACCCATTGAACAATGGCTTCACTTCTTACAACTCTGGCGATGGTGTTACCCTGTTCTCTGCCAGCCACCCGCTGGTGAACGGTGGTACAAACGCTAACCGTCCTTCGGTAGGTGCTGACTTAAACGAGACTTCATTAGAGAACGCAATCATTGAGATTGCTGCTTTCACTGATGAGCGTGGCTTGTTGATCGCAGCTCGACCACAGCGATTGATCGTTCCGCCCGCGTTGATGTTTACAGCAGAGCGTCTGCTTGAAACAACTCAGCGTGTTGCTACAGCAGATAATGATATCAACGCAATCCGCAACATGGGTGCAATCCCCGGCGGATACTCAGTCAACCACTACTTGACTGATAGCAATGCGTTCTTCCTCATTACTGACGTACCAAACGGCATGAAGCACTTCCAGCGTACTGCGATGGAAACTTCAATGGATGGAGACTTCGACACTGGCAACGTTCGCTACAAGGCTCGTGAGCGTTACAGCTTCGGTGTTTCAGATCCTCTCGGCATTTACGGATCGCCCGGAGCATCCTAAACTAAAGGGGCTTCGGCCCCTTTTTATTCTATTCCCCTGACAGCAACAATGCTGACACTTGCCACGACAGGAGATTGACATGGCTAACACAACTTTTACAGGACCTGTTCGGTCCGAAAACGGTTTCCAAGTTGTATCAAAAGGTGCAACAAGCGGAGCTATATCTACATCTTTTACTTTTAATTCATCTGGCGTTCAGGTTTCCCCAGTTTTATTGACCGATGCAGACGTAACATTGTCTGGAGCGGTGTATGGTGGTCGAGTTATCGTTGTTCCTGCGGTTACTGCAGACCGCACAGTTACACTTCCTGATCCTTCTGCCGGTCTGTATTTTAAATTGATTTACGGTGGCGCGGCTGAAGAAACAGAAAACCTGATTATTGATGCGGGATCTGATACAAACTTCTTTATTGGCGGTCTCCAGCATCTTGATACAAACGCGGACAACGTGTCTGTATACGCGGACGGAAACTCAAACTCTATTCTTACCTTGACAGACTTTGGCATCATGGAAATTAACATCCTCGCCAAAGATGACACCAACTGGTATGTTTGGGGCAATATTGTTTCTGCTACTGCACCAGCGTTTTCTGATCAGCCATAATGATTGGGGCGAAAGCCCCTTTTATAAAGGAGAATTTTTGTGAACAGTTTATCTCAGGTATTTCAAGTCAGTAAGCGCGAAAGCGGATTTGCTGTTCTTGGTCCTCACCGACTTAAAGAGTTTTCAATTATTGGCACTGCCAGTGAGGGAAAGCTTACAGTGTACGACACTGATACAGCTCCAGTAGCTGGAACCTATGCTCAATCTGGAACAACTGTAACTGTAACAGATACAGGTCACGGCTTGGCCACAGACGATGTTGTTGGAATTTGTTTTGCATCAGGAACAGGTGGAACAGCGACATCTGGCAACTATTCAATTACTGTAGTAGATGCCAACACATTTACAATTACTATGTTGAATTCTGACACCATTACTGGCACCCCGGCTTGCAACTATGTAGCAAACAGTGGCGCAAACCAAGTCAAACCAAAAAGATGGCTTATGTGTAAAGGTGTTGCGGCAGGAGATTCTTTTGCTAACGTTTTTGCCATCCCTAATAGCGGCATTATTGTTAAGCGGGGCGTATACTTTTTAATGTCGAACCTTTTAGAAGCGGACATGTTTTTCGAGTAATGGCTGACAAGAAAACATCCAAGTCCACGGTTAACAAGGCAGGCAACTACACTAAGCCCACTATGAGAAAATCTTTATTTAACAAGATTAAAGCTGGTGGAAAGGGCGGTAAGCCCGGCCAGTGGAGCGCGAGAAAAGCTCAGATGTTGGCTAAAGAGTACAAAGCTAAAGGTGGAGGCTACAAAGACTAATGCCTTTAAAATCTCCCCAGAAAAGTCTTAAGAAGTGGACTGACCAGAAGTGGACAACAAAGTCCGGCAAGCCTTCCACTCAAGGCTCCAAGGCGACCGGCGAAAGATATCTTCCAGAGAAGGCTATTAAGTCTTTATCTTCTTCTGAGTACGCAGCAACAACAAAGAAGAAGAGAGAAGACACCAAAAAGGGCAAGCAGCATTCGTCTCAGCCAAAGAAGGTCGCGAAGAAAACAGCGAGGCATAGAAAGTAATGGCTGAAAAAAAAGATTCAAGACTTACCCGCGCTGGGGTTAGTGGATACAACAAGCCAAAGCGAACTCCAGATCATCCAAAGAAATCGCATGTTGTTGTTGCGAAAGAGGGCGACAAGGTTAAGACTATTCGTTTTGGGGAGCAAGGTGCCAAAACAGCGGGCAAACCAAAAGCGGGCGAGTCAGACAAAATGAAGAAGAAACGAGCATCATTTAAGGCTAGACACGCGAAGAATATCAAGAAGGGAAAGATGAGTGCGGCGTACTGGGCTGACAAGGCGAAGTGGTAATGATCAGCAGAGCGCAAACTGGAAAAGAAATAAACAAGGCACCCGGTTCAAGAAAAAAAGCCAAGGTGTCTAAAGTAATGAAAGAGTTCAAACAGGGCAAGTTAAAGTCCGGCGGATCTGGTAAGACTGTAAAGAAAAAAGATCAAGCTATTGCAATAGCATTGTCAGAGGCAGGCATTTCAAAACGAGGAAAACGTAATGGGAAAAAATGAAAAAAGCTTATTGAGCGCGATTAGCCCTCTTTATGCAGCGAGCCAAGGGAATATACCCGGAATACTTGGTGTTGGCATGTCTGTTATGGAAGATAGAAAAGACAAAAAAGAAGAAGAGAAAATGCTTAGAGGTCAGACAACATCTCAAGAGCGAGATGCAGCTGGTAAGGCTATTCAAATGAAAACAGGTGGACGAGTTAAGTCTATTGACGGCTGTGCTACCAGAGGCAAAACAAAAGGTAGAGTTCGCTAATGGCAACCAGTGGGACGTATGCATTTAATCTAGACCTATCAGAGGCAATAGAAGAGGCTTTTGAAAGAGCTGGCCTTGAGCTTCGTAGTGGTTACGATTATAAGACGGCCCGCCGTAGCATTGATTTGTTGATGCTTGAGTGGCAAAACAAGGGTTTAAACTTGTGGACGGTAAAGGAGGGAACTCAGGTTCTCACCCCCGGCACAGGTAACTATGACCTTGATCCTCAAGTATTTGATATTGTTGATGCGTACCTTAGAACAGATGCAGGCGACACTAATGGTCAGTTTGACCAAAGCATGACCCGAATTTCAGTTAGTCAGTACGCGCACCTATCAAACAAGCTAACCCAGTCTAAGCCACTTGAGTATTACGTTGAGCGCAAGCCTACAGGAATTACGATTAAGTTGTGGCCAGTACCTGACAGCCAAGAGACTTACACGTTCGGGTTTTATTACATGGAACGCGTTGAGGATTCTGGTAAGCCAGCTTCAAACAACATGGATGTACCGGCAAGATTCTTGCCATGCCTTGTTGCTGGGCTGGCATATAACCTTGCAAAAAAATATCCGCAGGCAGCCGACCGCGCCCAGCTTCTCAAGGCAGATTACGATGAGCAATGGGAGATGGCAGCAGATGCTGCTAGGGAAAAAGCATCTCTGTTTGTATCTCCGGGAGGGTATACATTTTGAGTTATGCTAGTGGAAAGCATGCGTTTGGCTATTGCGACCGCACTGGGTTTAGATACCCCAAAAAGGATTTAGTTCCCCAGATTGTTAACCTTAGAAAGACAGGGCTTCTTGTCGGTCGAGATGTTGTTGACCCGGATCAGCCACAGCTACAACTTGGCCGCGTCCGAACGAACGATCCACAGGCTTTAAGAAACCCAAGACCAGATCAATCTTTAGATGAAAGCCGCAGGCAGTTTGCTTGGAATCCTGTTGGCGGTGGCGTAACGGAGCTGGGCAGCAGAACGGTTGCATTAGATATTACGGCTCAAGTTGGAAATGTAAAGGTGGTGACCTAATGGCTTGGACTCTTACAACGCTTAAGTCGGCAATACAAGACTATTTGGAAACAACAGAAACCACGTTTGTCAATAATCTTGATACTATTATTCAGCAGGCTGAAGACCAGATTTTAAAGTCAGTTCAACTTCCAGATTTTAGGATTAACAAGACTGGCAACATGACATCTAGTAATGAGTATCTGGCTACCCCATCAGATTTTTTGGCACCCTATTCTTTAGCTATAGATAACTCTGGTTATGAATACTTAATGTTTAAAGATGTTAATTTTATAAGAGAGGCCTACCCCTCGTCTTCTGCATCTGGAACGCCCAAGTATTATGCAATTTTTGATGATGACACATTTATTGTTGGCCCGACACCTGATCAAGATTTTACTGTAGAGCTTCATTACTTCCACAAGCCCGAGTCAATTACGGTTTCTGCCACAGGAACTAGCTGGCTTGGAGATAATGCAGAAAGCACTTTGTTATACGCATGTCTTCTTGAGTCGTATATATTTTTAAAGGGAAGTCCAGATCTTTTAGAAGTTTACTCTGCAAGATATCAAGATTCTTTGGCCAAGCTTAAAGCATTGGGTGAAGGTTACAGCACAACAGACAGTTATAGATCCGGATCAGTGAGGTTACCAAGAACATAATGTTTGAGATTAGTGTTGCACAAGCAGGAACCGTTAACGTAGCCACCTCAAACAATGGGGGATTTTCTGTTGATCATTGGGCTGATCGGGCAACCGATACTATTATTTCTGTGGGCGAAAAAAATCACCCAGAGATTGTTCAGCAGGCAAAGGCATACAAAGACAACATCCGTCATGTCATTAAAACTTATATGCTTGAGGCTATAAAAAGCAACAAAACCGACACCATTGTTGAGTTGGAGCGCAATGGCAACCAAGAATTAGCAACAATTTTGAGGAAAATCTAATGGCTATCACTCAAGCTGTATGTACATCTTTTAAGCAAGAACTTCTACAGGGCATCCACAATTTAACAAACGGTGCTGGCGGCGGAACAACTACCACAACTGGAACCGGAAATACTTTTAAGCTGGCGCTTTACACCAGCTCTGCAACGCTAGACGCTTCAACTACTGCTTTTACAGTCAGTAATGAAGTAAGCGGAACTGGATATAGCTCTGGCGGTGGAACTCTAACCAATGTAACCCCGTCAACATCTGGCACCACTGCATTAACAGACTTTGCTGATCTTACGTTTTCTGCTGCAACTATTACAGCAAGAGGGGCAATGATTTATAATTCCTCTACAACAGCTGGCACAGCGGATAGAGCGGTTCTTATTTTAGACTTTGGTTCTGATAAAACATCAACTGCCGGAGACTTTACAATTCAATTCCCAACAGCAGACGCGAGCAACGCGATTATTCGTATTGCTTAAGGAGTAGACAGTGTCCAGCATCATTGTTGCTTTTGAAGGCTGGAGCAGTTCAACCCAAGGTTGGGGCGAGGCAGGCTGGGGCCAAGGCATAGCAGTACCTGAGGCGACCGCCTCTGTAGGCTCTGTAACCGTTGTTGCTGAAGCCAATGTTGTTTTAACAGGACAGTCAACCACATTAAGTTTAGGTGATGTTACTGTTACAGCAAAGGCAGTTGTAGCGCCATCAGGGGAAGAGATCTCAGCATCTGCTGGATCTGTTGCTGTTACTGGTATTGCCAATGTATTTCCTACTGGTCAGTCCGGCGTGTTGTCGGTGGGCAGTGTTACAGTTGCAGCAGATTCAAATACCAGTGTTACCGGAGAGTCAGTAACAGTATTTACTAACGATGTTGTTGTTGACGCTCAAGCAGTTGTTGTTCCTACCGGCCAAGAGTTAACGGCATCAACCAATAGCGTTACCGTTACGGGAATTGGAAACGTTTTTGTTGTTGGTGAGCAAGTAACATCAACAGTTGGGTCTGTTACCGTAGATGCCAAAGCAACTGTTTTCCCAACAGGCACACAGTCTATTATTAACATCGGCACCGTTCTTGTTTGGAGTGATGTTGTTCCGGGTCAAGATCCTAACTGGCAGGATGTTAGTGAAGCCCAAAGTCCGTCATGGCTGCTAATTAACGACAGTCAAACACCTAATTGGAAAAATGTTGCATAGCAACAGTGAGGATAGAAAATGGCAACTTATGTCAATGATCTTAGATTAAAAGAAATTGCTACAGGCGATGAGGCTGGAACATGGGGA